TGTAATTCAAATACATGATGCGAGCGGTTGTTCCCGCTGTCTTGCGAAATCCTGTGTACGCAGCGAATCCGCGTCCTGCACCGGGCAATCCTGATGTGATTTCCGCAATCATAGTTCCGTTCACATACGCCTTCGCCGTGCCGTTAGGATATACCGCAATGCGTATCCGATACCACGTATCAGCCGCTACAGCCGATGTGCTGTTAGCGGTCGTTACGCTGGTGTTGTCGGTGGCGTAAAATGCCCATTGTCCTGTGTTTATATTGTCCGAATATTCCAAATGCACACCGTCACCGATTGTGCCTGTCGTGCTGTCGAGGAAGCCGATTCGCGCAACGTATCGCTCTGTTGCCGTGCTTAGGTCTTCAAAGCGTAGTGATGTTTCGTAAATGTGATAACCAAAGCTTGTACCATCGTTAAAGCTGAAAGAGGTATTGTCTGAATAATACCCGCTCCTGTCTGCATTGGATACGCCCAAAGCCATAACTCCCCACCGTCCCCGGAAGCCTGTGGTTTCCACGCTCTGAATTGTCCGTGTTCCCTCGCCGTCCACATAGAACGGAAAGGCGTTCAGCGCATTGGAGATACCGCTCTGTGTCTGCGGGTAACGCAGTTCGATGTTGGTGACATATTCCGGCTCCTCAAAGCTGATGTGGTAAGCCGAAGCCAGCCGCCACCGTGAGGAAGTTCCATCGTATTCAAGTTCCACCATGCGACCGGGCAATACCACAATATCCTGTCCGCCGAAGGCGAAGCGGTTAGCCGCTGTGCTGGCATCCTCATCATCTTGCAATCCGAATGAATACGTACCGATGTTCAGCAGCTTTACACGATGGCCGCCCGTTGTTGCGGTCAAACCTGTTAGAAAGTTATAACTGCTGTTGCTGTCTATGCGAAGTGTCTGCACACCGCTGCCCCATGACGAGGGGTTGTAGTCATTCTGCCAAGCGGTCAGCTGCGCAGGTGAAAGTACCGTACCGCCGCCGGAACTCGCATTCAAAGTATTGCCAGTCATGCTCAGACCTGTGCCAAGCTCTATTGGCACGACATCGCCTGTGCCTGAGCCTGCACCTCGTCCTAATAGTCTGGCTTCTTGCACTTGATAAAGTGCCCAAGGTTTTATGCGTGAAAATATGCTCATCTGAATTGTCCTCCAATTTTAACAAAAGGTGTCGCTTGTTTCCAAACGCCCGATACTTTTATCCATGTGATTGCCGCTTTCCAAACGCCTGATACTTTGATGTAAAATACAGCGGCTGGTGTCGAGGACTGACCTACAATCGGGATTGATTTTATCTCGATTTGCGCACCGTCGAATAATCTCCTTGTTGCCATTTTACGCTTCGGTTAAAATTATAGCACCTGTTAGTGATGTTGATATTGCAGAAAATACACTAACCGCAAGGCAAGCATTAGGGTCTATTTCTGCCAAAGACCCAATAATACAACCTGTACTAACTGAATCTAATGGCATTGCACCTGTTGCACTTTCCAATGAAATCATTGCCAAAGGCTTAAATAAACAAACCCCAAAATTGCCTGCCGTTCCTGTGGTGGCAGTAACAGTTACTGATTCAATACTTTCCACACCTGTATCACCTGCTTGAAGAGGAATAGGTATCAAAACACCTACCTCTCTAAAACCTGTACCCCCAAGTGATGTGGCAGTAGATGTTCTACCTGATGTTCCTGCTGAATTTGTGTAGCTTATTGTTACCGTTGTGGCAGTTGAACCAATTTGTGTATAAATTACTATACCTGCCATAACTCCCTCGCCTGTTGTGTGCCTTGTTAATGCTGCGGTTGGCAAGTTGGTTGTTTGAGCTGTTGTTAAAGTTCCATTCAGTCCTCCGCTAACATTTAACAAATCAACTAAAAGCATACCGCCTGCGCCAAATGTTGATGTGTTTATTCTTGCACCAAGAAATGTCAGCCTACCTGAAGAAATTGCAGGAATAGGTCCCATTGATTGTGCAGAATCTTTATCAAGAGCAACGCTTGTTGTAGGTACGGCAGGTGCAGGATTAAAAGATTGCCAACTTGCGTTCAATCGCAAAGTTCTAGCGATTGTTGTGGATAGCTGAAAATCTGCACCACGATTTTCTTGTAGCTTTTCTACATATTCGTCAAAGTCTGTTAGTGCCATTATTTTTCAATTGTTGCTAATGAACCAAATAATTCAGGTGCAGTTGCAGCACTTGGAATAAACATTAGTGCTAAACAAGCATCAGGGTCAATGACGGGAATACCCGGAAGTCCTGTTGTGTAATCTCTCCACCCCATTGTACCAGCTGCCCCAACTGGAATCCATGCCAACGGTCGAGCAATGGTTATACCAAAGTTGCCTGCAGTTCCCGTAGTAGCGGTTAGTTGTATTTGCTCAATAGCTTGTATTCCACTATCACCCGCTGCTAAAGGTATTCTCTGCATTCTTGTAACCTCACGGAAACCCGTTGCACCTATGTTAATAGTTGAAGTTCTTGAACCTGTCCCTGCTTGGTTTGTGTAGGTCATTGTGAGGGTTGTAGATGTTGTACCTATAACAGTGTAAATCTCATAAAATGCTATGTTACCTGCACCTCCCGTATTACGGGTTAAAGCAGGACTTGGTGTTGAACCTTGTATTGTTTGTGCAGATGTTAAAGTTGCATTTAAACCACCCTCGTGAAATAACCTATCGTACAATAAATACACGCCTGCGGTTAATGGTGTAATACTTGCCCCAATTAAATGCTTATCTCTTCCTCCACCTGCGGCAGTAAAAGGTATTGCTCCATTAGTTAAGTTAGTAGGTATTTCACCCACTGTTGGGACTGCACCCTTTGCAGGCATTCCGTCATACTCCCACAAAGAGCATCCTCTGCCTGATACTGGAGCAGTTGCCGCAACACCTGCGACTCTTGGCACTTTGTGAAAAAAGATATTTTCAGGAGTACCACTATTGCCGCCTGATTGACGATTGATTAAATCCGATAAGTCTGTTATTGCTGCCATGTTTATGTGTATTGAAGATAAATGTCTCCGTCATTTCCGCCTGACGGTGCGGCTGTCCCGGATGTGAAGTTAGCCCCTACCACTACTGTTTTATTATACCAACAAGTAAGGACTGAACCGGTAGGAGGGGCAAAACTTAGAGTGAACGTGCCGGATGCGGGCGTGGTTTCCGTAAAATCCTGCGATGCGCCCTGCGTGAGAACTATTCCATCCAACGCGACTACTAATGTGCCACTAATATACACGGATTGCGAGACAGTAAATACTGTATTCGTGCCATTTATTGAGCCGCTCAATAACCCGTAAGCCCCATTGTCTGGCGTTTGGTCAATGTATATTTGAGTGTTACCGCCACCACCACCGGAAACAGTCGTCCAAGATAAGTTACCGAGTGCGTCTGTTGTTAATACTTGAGATGCAGTATATGCAGCGTTCATCGCAGCTGCATTTAAAGTACCAAAACCTATAGAAGTACCACTACGACGTAAAACCTGAAAGTCCGAACCTGCTGTAATATCCGCAACACTAGCAGCAGCACTACCTGCGACACCAAGTACAGATAAGCCTGCACCTTGTTTTATGTTATTGAAATCAAGTCGTGATGTACCTACTGCACCTGTTTGCGATAAATCTATTGCGCCGAAACCTAATGTACCACCTGACCTACGTAAAATTTCAAAATCATTAGCGGCTGTAATATCAGCAACGTTACCTAAAGTAGACGCTGAACGACCTATTACACTATAGCCATTAGACTGCCTTAATTGAGCGTCACCTATAGAATTATTTGCAATACTTGTTAAATAACCAGCAGATGCATGATTACCCCAACTGTATGCAGAATTCCAATTAGCTTGCGATGTATTAGTAGGTAAAGAATACCCACTTGCAAATGCTACAGTTAGTGTACCACTTGTAGTTACAGGGTTATTAGAAACTGTAAACCCTGTAGGCATTGATAAGTCTACAGACGTTACTGTACCTGAACCACCTCCAGCGGGTACAGCCCATGTACCATCTGCACGTAAGAAGTATGTATTACCCAAGTTGTTACTTCCGGGTACTAAACCTTTAGTAGTGGAAGTTGTAGAAAATGTATTTAATATAGATGTTGCCTGTGTAGCAGTTAATACTTCTACATTATCTGTACCCGCACTAACTCGACCCAAAAAGGAACTAGTTGCGATTTGGGGTAATTGCGATAATGATAAAGTATTTGCTGCAATTTTAGATACTATAGAAGCGTTTTTCCAAAGTTGTGTAGCGTTATCGTAGTAAAGTACATCATTTAGTTGAACTGATGAGATTAATACGTTATGTAATTCATCAATTTCAAAACCGTTATTTACTTTAACATAAATAGACCCAGCACCAGTACTACCACCTTTTACAACAAAACCTACAATTACAGTATGCGCGGGATGGGCAGGGGCTGTATTTGTATAAGAACCTGCTGTAGACGATAAAAACACAGTATCACCATCTGCAAATCCAGAGGTATTTACAGAGTTTAAAGTACCACTAACAAGTATAAAACCTTCAGAATTAACGTTAATTGTTTCAGCAGTAATACCGAAAGTATTTTTTGACGTAGCCTCTGTATCAGCATCTGCTAAAGCTATTGTTAAACGCTGCCCACTTGAACCTGTAATATAAACAACTTTATTTATGGTAATGTTACTACCCGTATTATTATAAACCCTAACAAAAAGGTTCTCACCTATTTTAGAAATTACGTTACCGCCTTTTAGCGTTAATTCGATAGTACCGTCTGTATCATTCCAAGCAACTCTACCTACAGCTGGTGTATAAGTAGTTGGTGTTGTGTCAAAACTAAAAAATCCACCTGCTATACCACGTTCACCTAAGTCTACGTTTTGGGTAGCACCTGTATATGGAACGTATAAACTAGCAGCTACTGGTGCAGTTATGTAACCAACCGTTGCGTGGTTACCCCAACTATACGCGGTATTCCAATTTGTAATGTTTGTTCCTGTAATACCAGAAGCTGGACTACTGGTAAATATAGGGTCTGTTTCAGTAGTTAGATAACCTGCACTAGCATGGTTACCCCAACTAAAAGCTGTATCCCAATTAGCGTAAGACTTTAATTCAAACCCGGATGCAGAAGCATTTACAGCTATTACTCTATTAGCTGTATTAGCAGCAAAATATTCAGGACTACCGCTACTATTTGCAGTAAATAACGATAATCCCGCAGCTGATTGAATTTGATTTAAAAATACAGGCATTAATGGAAATAGATTATATATACTGTTTCAGAACCAATTCCTCCGGATAATATACCAAAGTTCGTAGTAAACGTAAAAGTTTGACCAGACCTTGTGTAGTCGATACCTTCTAATTGTTGTATACCATTTCGGTATACCCAATAAATGTTTCCTGCAACGGAAACAGTTGTATTAACGCTATTGCCCGATGTTAAAGAAATGAACATGTTTTCTCTTACATCGACACTACCGCCAGAGCCACTGCTTAAAGCTCTAAATATAAGTTCTATTGTACCTGTAGATGTTTCATTGGAAACAATTTCCATTGAACCATCGTCGTTTTTAAACAGTACGGTTTTACAATAAGTAACACCGTCGATGTTACTACCGACTTTAATCTTAAAAAAAGGATTCTTTTTGAAGAACCCTAATACGTAATCAAATACAGGTTTTAGCATAAATTAATAAAAGTGGAGGTAGGTAATCCTACCCCCACTTTATTTAGATTAGAGATTGCCGAATACGGTTACAAGGTTATTGCGAGTAGTAAGAGTAGTATCGTACTTAACTGCAATAAACAACCCGATAGGCGCACTGTACACGTCTTTACCGCTAGAGGTAGTGTTATGAACGTCTACAAACTCAAGAGCAAACAAATCATAACCTGTAGCACTTACGTCAGTGTACAACTTAGCGTAAGGGTCAGGCTGAGTAAACAGCGTGTAACGGTAAGTGTCGTAGTTTTCACCGAAGCCAGTAGCTTCTTCTTCGAGACCCTTGATAGTAAACTTGTTACCTTTTTCGTAAGACATGTTAGTTGTAGTCTCAACGTCAAAGTTGCAAGAGAACCCACTAAATCCGGTTACAGACATAGTAAATCCGTTAGGCATAACAAGGTTTACAGGTACACGCCAGAAATCAGCGAGTTTCTGATTTTGTACGGTAAGAACAACTTCAGGACAGTTGTCTACAGCTGCGGGTGATGCAACACTTACGCTAGGAGCTGAAGTGGCGTTAGCCGCAATACCAAAACGTGCAGCGTTAGTGTTAAGTACGGTAATTTCATAGTTACTGCTAATCTCTACAACATTTACAGAACCACCAAAACCTGCGTTAACCAGTTCAGCTAAAATATCAGCTTGTAAAGCAGATGCACTACCAGTCGGGTAAGGACCGCTCAGACTAATTACATTAGCAGTAGCGGTTGCACTAAACGGGCGAATATCAATAGATACTCCACCAGTAGTGTAAGTGGCGTTAGCTACAGTAATAGTTTGCTTAGCAAAATCGTTAGTAGACGAAGTAGATGCAACTACAAAACCATCAGGGTCTGCGTTAATCAGAGCTACAAGTTCGTTAGCCAACGCGGTGCAAGAATAACTATCTTCAGCGCAGTCAGCGTTACAATCAGTGCAGCATCCGGTTTTAGTGGCGAAGGTTTTAGTCAGAGTGTGATGTCCGAATAAAGAACTAACATTTACGCCATCAAATACGATTTTGATTCCGTACTCAGTGTCGCATTTAGTCACAGTCCAAGAAAACTGTTGTACTTCTGCAACAGCAGTAGCATAGTTGTCTTGAGACTTAGTCTTAATGTCAGAAACCTTGATAACAGGGCTCTTAATGATGTCTTCAACAGTACCGTCACCGTCTTTGTCTACACCAACAGCAAAGTAAATTTTCTTTGCGGTGCTAGTACCATCAGACAGAGCAGTGTTACAGGATTTGTTGTTTTCAGCATTAAAAACACCAAGTTGACCAGCCGCAAGAACAGGCAAGTTAGTTGTTGCGTTAAACGGCTGGTTCCCAGTCGAGGTGTACATACCGCCAGTCGCGTTGGCGATAAGTACTTTGAAAGGTTTATTTTCCATAATATTTATTTGTTACTCGTTTGTTTTGAGTTTATTCTGGAATAACTCGTACCGTTGGTCTGCTATACTTGTTGTTGCTAATACTACTGCAATGTCTACAATTTCTCTTGCTGCAAACATATTACTACTAAAGTCTGAATCTTGGTCAGTCGAAATAACTGTACCATCAGGTAATTCGTAAGAGCCAGTTTCAAAACCTGTAGGATATGCCATTCTGACAGGTTTACGTAAATAATCTAGTTCTACGTCAGTTATCTTAAAAGAACCGTCGCTATAAACATATAAACGGTCTTGACTAAAATTACCTACAGTTTCTAACCATTCAAAACTAGGGGAATAAAATTCCGATGTTAAGGCGTTAGTCAAATCATCATGTTGAATAATGATTATTGATAAATCACTAGCACATGTAGATTTTTCAGCTTTCGCTGTAGACCTTAAATAGTATAAATAGTTACTAGGTAACTGTACGTAATAAGATTCAGAAGTCAAAGAACTAGCTGGTAATACAGCGTTTTTTATTACTAAGGGTCTTAAATCTTCTACTCGTTTTTGAGATGCTTCTAAACCTTTCTGATATACGTTGTTAATTCCTAAACGAGTTTTAACGAATATCTCTTGAGCTTCATTAAGAAGCCAGTCAATTTGCGGGACGAGTAATCCCGCAAATTGTTGACTGTCTATCTTATTAACCTTGAGTTTAAAATCAAGGTGCATCTCTTGTATATTCATTAACGTTTGTTAAATAACTCGAGTCGTTCTTTGTAATTAGCCACCATTTCGCCATTCTTAGGCTCACCCAGTGTATACTCAAAATCTTCTCGTGTACCTAAATTAACGTCTACATCGTACAAATATCCGCCTTTTTCACGAACTACGCCGTTATTGATTAAGTCGAATACAAGTGTTTTAATAGCAAGTTTTTCTTTTTTCAGTTCACAAGCTGATATAAATTTACTTGGGTTTTCTTCAAGCAATTCAAAAAGTCGTGCTTTAACTTTATCGGGTGTACTACTACTACCGTCTTCGCCAAACACTTTAAGAATTTTAACTTTTTGTTCTTCTGAAAGTTTACCGAGAAGCTCGTAAGCACGCTGTTTAATTTCAGCTTTCTTAACAGTCTTCTGTACTTTTTCTTCGGTGTCTTCAATGTAGAATAAACTATCTCCACTAATTTCATCAAAGTTATTCGCTACTCTGATAGAGCTTTTAGCTACTAAAAATTTGAGTTTCTGCTCCGGGATAGATAAGTCGAATACATTTGACTCATCCATTAATACTACTCTATAGTCAATCCAAAAAGGATTGTTAAAATTGAGGTTCAAATAGTTTTGGCCGTATTTACCGGAATAACCAAGTGAACGTTCAAATTCTTGAAGTTCTTCTTGAGTCATACCAAAATCAATGGCAAAAGTACCTGTTGTACCACTAGGCTCTGCAACAATAGTTGTTTTACCTGCATTACTACCGCCAATACGGTCTTTGTTAAAATCTTTCGTGTTGACCCAATCACGCTCTCGAGCTACTGGTCGAATTACTACTAAGTTCATATACCTGTTTTGTGTTTTTAAAATTTAAAAATGGGGGAGAATTAACTCCCCCATTTTAATTGTTTAGCGGGTAGCTGCAAGACGCAGCTGACCACAACGACTTACGTCTTTGATAAGTACACCCATTTCGTCTTGACGAACTACGGTGTAAGAATCTTCTTTGTGAGACATCAAACCACCTTTTTGAGGTCCGTAAGGTGAAGTAGTACCAGCTACATAACCGTAAGAACTCAGAGCGGGGTTTTCAAGAACGTAGAGGTTTTTACCACCGCTAGATTCTTTGAAGTCCATAAAGGTAATTTTTTGAGATTCGGTAGGACGACCAGTTACAGGGTCAATCTGCCAATGACGAGTTACGTCATCATATACAGGGTTGTGCATGATGTCGAAAATGATACCATTAGGACCAACGTAACGAGTGAACTGAACACCATACTGTAACGCATTAGTGTTGAACTCGCTAGTAGTAGTCTTAATGAACTTTTCGTCATTAGACACAATCTGTACGCGTTGGAAAGCACTATCGCGAAGAGCTTCGTCTACGTTACGTGCACCCCATTCACCTGTGTAACCTACAATATAACGAGATTTAAATCCAACACGACCGTAAAAAATATCCATCAGATATTCTTCAAGCAGCTTGGTAGTCAGTTTGTTATAGTAGTGCAGGTGAGAAGATTCCATAAGTTCTTCAATACCGGGACCTGATTTAGCCTGACGGCCAGTAGTATCGGTAGTAGAACCTTCGCGCATGTACCAACGTGACCATTCTTTTTCACGCTCATACTGCATCATAAATTCAGCTTCAGCGTAGTTAACCCACTGAGTAGAGTGAATTTTATTAGCACGGTCCATCAGAGCGATGTCAAGTACACCTTTCTTTTTAACGTCACCAGTAACTTTGTACTCTTTACGCATTCTCCAACCACGAGTTTTCAGGGTAAACGGATATGCAAAGTTTACAGAACCTGCTGCATCAGCACCTTCACCGTAGATAGAAAATTGTTTACCCCATTTAGCACCCGGTTTCAGATATTCGAGAGGTAAGAACAGAGTAGGTTCATTTTGGTGAAACACTACAGTGTAGATGTGTCCACGACCGCTAGGACGAGGCATACTCTGAATACGCAGCAAATATTTTTTATTTGCAGGCGCAATAACGTCTCCAACTTTCCACCAATTAGCGTCAAGTTTGAGGTTAAATTCAGTTTTACCAAGGCCGGGTTTAGTTACACCAGTTTCAACGTTTTCAAGAACAACGAGAGGACGGTCAGATGCACCCATGAGTTCCCATTCTTGGTAATCACTAGTCATGGTAATAGTATTACCAGCAGTTTTACCGTAAACAGACAGTGGGTTGTACTGATTGTACTCTGCCATAAAGAAACGCTCCAGACCATTACCTACTTTTTGGTTTGTAATCAAACCATTTTTTTGCAGGTGGTTCATCTCGGTGTCGTTCGCATGCCATTCGCGCGAGCGTACACCAAGTTTGTCAAAGATTAAGTTAGCCATATTATTTGTTTATTTTGGTTTAATCGAGAATAGTGTATCCTTTTGTATCTTTAGAACCTACCTCATTCTTATGGCCTCTAAGTTCTGCTTCTTTTTGTTTACGGTATTCTGCCGCTTTTTGTTGTAGTGTTTTGTTATGTTCTGTTACACCTTTCTTTTTAATGTCGTCAAACTTATAACCTTTTTTTAGTGCTGCGGCGTCAAATAAAAACATCTGCATTCTAGCTTCTTCACTACTACCATACTTAATTTTATCAGCTTGATACTGAGAAATTTTGATTACTTTTTTCTTACCGTTAGAATCTTCAATTGTGTGATTCACAGTCGGTTTAAAAATATAGTCTTCTAAGTCTTGGCGGTCTTTTTTACTACCTAATGATAATTCGTTTACTTCGTCTAATGTGTGAATAAGATTTACTACTGTTTGTTGTACATGCTGACGTTGAGCTTCTTCTTGACGAGCACGTTCTTGTTGTTCTTCAATCAGCGCTCTTTGTTCTAATTCTCGCTGTTCAATAAAGAACTTTTTAGCGTCTTCGGCTTCTGTTGCAAGACTGTCTTCTAATTCAGCCTCATCAATTAAGTGCTCAATTTTTTTAGCCTTCTTTTCAGGGTCTGAAATGTTAATTGTTGCTTCAAGATAAGCTCTTAACATTATCTTCTGATTATCTTCTGTAGATAAATCGTAATCCTCTACAGCGGGAGTAGCTGAACCGTTAAGGTAATCTTCTACACTACCGCCTAATTCAAGATAGTTAATTAAGCTACGGGTTTCAGGGTCGAATTGCTCTTTATAAGCTTCGATACCTTCTTTAATTGTATGCTCAATTACTTTATCTAAATCATCTTCAGTTTTAACTTCCATACCTTCAGGTATAGTAAGTAAACCTTTGTCAGAGAACTCTTTAGCGAGATATTCTATCGGATTGCTGTCCTCGCTATCTGAATTAGTATCTTTCTCGTCTTTTTCATCTTTGGAATCGTCGTTTGTTTCATCCCCGACGTCCTCAGAATCATCAGAAACATCAGTTTTTCCACCCGTACTCCCAGTTTCTGTTTCTTCTTTCTCTTTAGTTTCGCTATTGTCGACATCCTCTAAGTTAGTTAAAATGCTTTTTTCGATACTATCATCACCTACGATAGTCCACGGATTATTTTGTTCTGTCATATGCTTATTGTTCTTATTGCAAAATTAATACGAAATATTACAACCTTTAAACTTCTATTTTATTTTATAGATTATAAGATTGAATATTTACTGCTCTTAATATAGCATTATTTTTTGTCGTATTTGTTTTTGTTCTCCCGCGCAATCTGCAAATCAGTGTCGATTTGTTTGTTCTTCAGAGCTAATTCCTGACGTTTAAGATTGAGCTCTTTCTCTTTAGCAGCGCGGTCTATCTCAAGTTGACGACGTTTCATAGACGCATCTAATGCGGTTTTAGTTTCAGCTAATGACGCTTTACGCTCTTCAAACATTTTATCTTGTTCGAGCTCTTGGAAATCTGCCACATTATTACTGTTTGTGTCTAAGTTTTCCTGATACTTAAACGCACCAATCTCAGCAACTCTAATTTTCGTTGCATTATCTGCGTCGATTTTGTAACGCTCTAATTCAAGTTTAATTTGTTCAAGCTCTTTTTCAGCTTGTGTAATAGCCATCTGCATCTCTTGTTGAGATTGTTGAGCTTGTTGCTGCATCTGCTGCATACGAGCTTCACCTTTTTCAAGTTCATTAACAAGTTGATTAGGTGTAAAGTCTCCGTTAATAGCTTTTGCCACTGTAGAGAGAGATACAACTTGTGCTTGAAGAGCAGTCTGGAACATTTGTTTAAGAGCGTTATACCTTGTAACGTCTTCAGTAGCAGACGACACAAATACACCGTAAGACGCAAGAGATAATTTTTCAGTATCAATCTCTATCATCTTTTTGGTCCTGTCAGAAGTTACGTACGTAAGTTTCTTTTTAGGGTTATTGGTGTAAATAGTACGAGCCGCGTTTAACAAAAGTGTAAGAGCAGCTTTTTTACCAAGTTCGTGACTTGTAAACCAAGGCTCAGTAATATTCTGAGACATGGCTATCTGCATTTGTGTAGTACCGACTAACTCGTTATTACCAGACTGTCCTGTGCGTGGG